TTATCATAAAATACGTTTCCATAGTAAGGTTTACCGTCAACGTATCCAGTAATTTGTAAACCGATAAGATCAAACACCTGAACAACTTCCCCAGGATCAGCCAACTGAGCGACTAATGGATCTCTGATAACATCAAAGACAGGAATAAATCTCGCATTTAGTCCTGTATCACTATCAATGTATATGTCCGGCAAAGATGTAAAATTTCCACCAGGATTTACTTTCACTGAATTAACTTTTCCAAACGGATCAAGTTCAAATGTCAATCCAGTTCCATTATTAGGAGTGATTACAATCGGATCCGTAGGCAGATAATTGATGCCTGGATTGGTGACTATCACATCAGTTAATGTCACCAAAGTTGGGTATTCTGATGAGGTTCCTCCGTCAGTGTTTGATGGTGGTTGAGTTGATGGCAAATATCCAGATCCTCCATCTTGTACAATAACGGTATCAACTGTGCCGTCAGTGATGATTGGTTCTAAAACCGCTCCATTACCATTATTGCATGGATCTATGACACTAACACTCGGAGGAGTGACGTATCCAAATCCACTATTAACTACATCAATTGCTATAATAGTTCCATTTCCATCTATAACTGGATTTCCTGCAGCACCTATCCCACCTCCACCAAAGAAGTTGATCGCTGGAGGGCCGCATGGTGATGGTCCAACATTACATGGTTTTGTTCTTCTTAAATCGCGAGATGTTAGTGCATTAACTTCGTCGATATTCAAATATTTTACTTCATTGTCCCCATTAATGAAAATAAAAATAGTTCCTGGAGATAATTTTTCATAGTTATTAGCATCATCAATGGACAATCCACTAATATATCCATCAAATTTACTAATATATCCTACTCGTATTCTTTCTCTTGATGCTGCGATAAATGGCATTATGTTTCTCCTCCATCTGTTTCTTCCTCAACACCACCATCAAATGGTACTACTTCAAGTCTTTGAGGGCCTTTAAAAGATTTTTTCTCTGATTGTGCATCTATTTCTATATTCCCTTTCTCAAAATTTTCTGCTTTTTCTATGGCAGCATCACCGATGTTAATCAAATTGGGTCTTTCGACTCCAGGTTTTCCACTACCACCACTTTGTAGTGTAAAGGTATCGTTTGGAGAACACTCTGGTTTTGGATCGCATGAGAAGAAATCCGTTATTGATGATATGAATGATAGTGCTGAACCCACATCAAAGTTTATCCCTCCAATGGCTCCCAATCCACCAATCAAATCATTAACAATACCAAATGCTGCGGAGGCAGGATCTTCTATGAATTGTGTGACTAAATTTGAAAGTTCAGGATCAACACCAACAAGAGGTCCCAGAGATTTAACAAGTCCAGTTACATCTCCAGACTTCATCGCACTAAATGCGGATCCAATGTTTCCAAGTGTTGTTCGATCAACTCCTTGAAGAACACCTGCAAGGGCAGAGAATCCTTTCGTCAAATCTCCGGTTTTTAAAAAATCAACTGTAGAATCAACAAATGATGCTAATGTTCCTGGAGTTAAGAACAAGGGAGTTCCTGATCTAATCGATGCTGCAGCAAGTAATATGTCTCTCAAACTTCCATTTGAAGGAATATCGGGCAGTCCTGAAAGAATAGATATGAGTCCTTCAATTGGATTTTGTACAAAGTCACGAGCATCACTAGTAGATGTTCGGAATGATCTTGCACCAAGTTGATTTGCAAGAAGTTGAACCATTGCCTCTTGCAATTCGCCTGAAGCAAGAGCTGACTTAACAGCTGCTGGAGAGACTGACTTGCGAACAATCTTTTGTGGTTTAGCACCTAAAATCTGTTTCGCATATGTGGTTCCAGAATAAGCATCTAAAGTTAAAAAGTCTCTACTTGCAAAAACCACTGGAGTTACTGCAGCGTCAAATGCTTGCATTATTTCATTGAGATTGCCACCCAACACCTCGCTAATTAATTCTTCAGTATCACAAATGGGATTTGGAGAATAGAATCCATTTGGTGGGAGTGGTGAAATTGGGAAGTCGGTATCAAACTCTGATGGAGTTCCGGTTTGTGGTTGTGTTGGTAGTGGAATTCTTGTGGTATCATCAATGTTAGTTGCATCATTTATACCACCACCTGTTCCAGTGCCAGTGCCAGTGCCTGTTCCAGCACCGGTTCCGGTTCCGGTTCCGTCTGCTAAATTACCCAATACATTTGAAATTGGTAAAGTCCCTCCCGGTTGTGCCAGTCTAGGATCTAAATTTGATTGTGGAGTTGGACCTGTCCCAGATCCTGAACTTCTTCCTTTTCTATCAAAAGCACCTTTTAGAGCATTCAATATTTGACCGAGAAGTCCTTTTATAATTTTATTAAAGATACATACGAGTGCTTCAAAACCTTTTAATGTTGTCTTTAATAAGTCTGTTCTAAACGTTGGAGGTGCTATATTTAATAAAGGTTGAGTTGTTTTATTAAAAGTATCTGTTACAAAGTTCTGTACCTTGGCATATATCTCCTTCATGTGCTTTGATATTTCCTCGGCAGCCTCTGTTATAACTCTATCAATTTCTTTGAACGCATTCTTTACTGGCAATGCAGCTGCGTTGGCATAAAATTGCAGTGACTTTTGTATCTCCTGTATTTTTTTGGTCAAGTTTTCCATGATAGTCTGAATCGCCTTTGTCGGACTATCTTCGTGTGGATCAGGACAAGCGAGAGCATGCTTTCTTTTTAAAACATCATCCTTCTTTACATCACGAACGCACTCAAGATGAACTGCATCCGCAGATTCATGAGTAGGAAACTCTCCTCTACCTGGTTTTTTGGTTGTAAGTTCAGAGTCTGCTGTTCTCTTTGTAGGATCTCTCTTTTGTGTTCTAGCATAATGACTTTGAGGTGTAAAGTTCTTACCTCCTGTCAGTGCTGTTTTCGTGTTCAGGGTTGTTTTGGAATTGTTTCCAAGAACTCCCATGATGACAGGAACTTGTTTGTCCTGATCATCTAAGAAAAACCCGAATACAAAGTTGCCTTGCCTAATAGCAGGTGTTTGGAAAGATCCTCCCTGACCACCACCTGCAGTGATGGGATACATTACCTGAGCCCACGGTAATTGATCCGATTTGATAGAAGATTCCTCTTGATCATGAAGACCAATGATTCTAACTTTATAGCGATATCCCCATCCAGGAGTTTGGTCTTTATCCTTTATCTTTGATTCACTTATGTTCTCTCGCCACGTTGAATCATCAGCAACTTCCCCGACCCACCAGAGAAAATTGCCACCAAGAAATCCTGGATTAAATAACGCTCCTCCTTCCATTAATCCTCGTAAATTCTACATTCGTCTGCGTCTGGATTCTCGTCACAATACATTTCAAGTGGGGTAGGATCATGATCTTCATCAGGATGATTTGCCTGATACTGTTCTAGGTGATCCAATTCATCTGATACATGACGGCGCATTTGTGGAGATAATGTTCCTTTCTCCAGCATATCTTTATCATCATTAATGTGTTGTTGAATACTTTTTTCTTCGCTCATAATGGAATGTTAGTAGTGTGGTTTCCTTTTCTCCCGAAAGAATCTCTTACAAGATTTAATTTAGTATAGGTCTCTTCGGGTGATATGTAATGACACAAATCAGCTATAATATATAGACCGCCATATTCTTTATTCAATTCATCTGCCTTCTCCGATCTAAGACCTGGAGTGTCAAGAAACACAGTGTCTCCTGCATGTAAACTAAAATCTCCCGGAATAGTTACGGTCTGCATTCCAGTAAATAATTGATTGTATCTACGAATAGTTTGATTCATTATTTTCTGCAATTCAAAATTTTGTTCCGTTGATTTATCAATTTGCTGTTTTGTTGTTCCGCTGGGAAGAGTTCCAGTGTCAATAAGTCTATAAGTAGTCCGCGTAAATTTACTATCGGATTCAAATTTATCATTTAACTTTGGCAACTCTTTTGCAGCCAACTCTGTGCCATCTTTTGAGTCATTTGCTGTTTGTTCTATGACCTCGTAAAAACAATTAAATGGATCAAACACAACTAATCGCGTTCCGTATGCACCCACATTAAGTTTTTCTTGAGATCGTATGGGGTTGTCTCCTTGATAGTCTAATACTTTGGTATCATACCCTGCAGGTAAGTTCGTTGTCAAATTATAGATTAAGGACTTTTTCTTCTTTTGCTTAAAAAGACCATCAATAGATTTAAACTTAAATCCCTCAGAGGTTTCAAAGAAGAAAAATCCTCCGGTCTTTCCTTTCTCTCCTGCAACCGTGGGTATTGAAGCCTTAGACAACCAGTTCATCACATAATATGGTTTTCGATTGTTTCCTATAAAATTATAATTGTTACTAGTCTCTTCAATATCTAATTTTTTTTCTGTTTTTAAAAAATCAGTCAAGATCCTTCTTATGTGATCTGAGATTTTTCCGTCAAATCTTACATTAAGTCTTGATGATCCACCCTCGTTTCGCAAAAATTCTTCAGACACTAAGTCTAATCTTATCATGGACGATGTACTCTCTTCATTCACTTGAGTAACTTTGTTTACATTTAGATTTATTTTAAGTGTTGTGTCATTGTTGTCCTTAAATTCTAACTCAACATCTTCTGTTCCCACTAATGGAAGACCTTCCAATACAGACTTATTGTCTATAGAGTTACCAGTATCAGCAAAAACAACCTCAGATTTAACGGTGTCTTGTAAAAGACTTTCATAATACATGAGACGAACTAATCCGTTAGTTAAATCAACGGACTTGTCTTTCTGTTTATTAGAAAGAATTTTTAGTTTAGATACTGTGGATGGAACTGCTTTAATGGATGTTGAATTTGACATTCTTTATTACCTCTTATTTCTATTTACGCACCCTGATATAAAACATCAAACGAACTGGATGAATCTGAACCAGAAAGCATTATAGGAACCATAGTCTTACCCTGACCACCACCATATTGACCCTGAGACACTGGTGGTGGTGGAGGAACCAAAATCGTTTGAGGAGCCATTGCATCATAAGGAGCATACTCTCGTATTGCTTTCATAACACCATCATATGTGCTTGCTTTGTTAATAGCAAGTAACATATCCTTTGCAGGACCCATACTATCAGCATCAATAACAATTTCCGAACCTTTCTCACCCACCAGTGCCAGATGAGGTTCGTCTAATGTAACTCCACCCTTTTCATATGCGACATGAACATGATCTCCATGAGTTCCTGATCGTGGAGTTCCTGGTTTTCCATAAAGAAATTCCACTGG